GATCAATCCCGCTGCAAACTTTCTTTGCCGGGAAATTTTCTACCCTGTAAGCGCCTTCAATTCCTTCAAAGTTTTCAAGGTTGCTGACCTCTACTGTAAACTGTGCCTGTACGATGCAATCTGGAAGCATCTCTATGTTTATTCTGGTCACGCCTTTAATCTCGTGGCCAGATTCGGTAAAAACCTTTGTGCCCCATGATGATTTTGGACCCTTGCCCTCTGGCAAAACCACTTTGATAGTCATCCGCCTACCCTCGCTCTAACTTTTTGCGCCGATTTATCGACGATCTGCTGCCAGTTTTGTGCTGCTGATCTTAAAAAGCTGTAACGCACCTCCATGTATATTGCGTAATTTGCAGCCCATCCGAATACAACCTGGTCGCCAATCTTGGCCCGGTTTATCACAATGCTAATTGGCCCGGCAGCGTACGCTGAACTTCCGTTGCCGCTCGGTATCTTGTTCACGTCTGCGGAAAAGCTGTTTCGAAGAAAGCCGGTGTCTACGGGCAACTTACCCCCCTTGGCTCTAGGCGTCTGCACCTCGCGGGCTATGTCCTGTGCGGCTGTCTTAAAGACGGCATCTAACCTAGCCTGCGTCTTTGCTGCCCACTCGCTTACTGTTACGTTAGCCAAACCCTTCCACCTTAGCGACACGCGCCCCAAAATCAATTTCAACAACCTGAATACACCGGCACTGGATAGTTTCAGCAGCCGGCCCGCTTGGATCACCTGGATACATCAATGCAGACCCGCCCACACTGAACGGCTGATCAAACGCCCGCTTTTGCCCATCTGCTATTGCGTGTGTTGGGCGCGTACGTGCATCGCCGCTGGAGTCCCATTCCTTAGTCGTCTCACCTTCGCCCACTTCGCCGGTATCAATGGCCTGAGCAATGGATTCAACCTGCCCGGCCCGTAGCGCGTTGATTGACTCCGTGCGCGATATGACCTCGCCACGATACCGCAGAGTACGGTTCTGCATCTGAGTAATGGCGGCGTCAATCTGTGCGCTACGCATCGGATTACCGTCACGCACAGCCTTTTTAAAAGGCGCATCGAAGCGTTTATCACGCAAAGCCCGTGTTAAATAGTTTGGGTTGAGGTCTTGCATTTCCTGCCGCGCATTAACTGACCATTGCGCCTGTTTCTCGGTCATACCAATAAAACCGCCGGAACGCTTGCGGGTCTGCCTGTCTACGCGCCCGACTAAATCAAGTGCTGAGCTGCGAGGGTTAGCGCCTGCGGCTAGCGCATCCGTTAAGACAGAGCGTACCATTGCCTGTTGCTCTACAAAGACCTCAGTAATCATCCGGCTGGACATGCTAGAAATCCACGCTTCCGCACGAGGCAACCGAATATTAAACCTCGCCACAAGCGTGCCAGTCGCCACAGGTATCACGCCGACTTGAGCCGCACCGGTTATGCCGCCTGTTATGTATGACTGGCGTATAGCCTCTGTGACAGGTTGGAAAGTGGCATCATCAAGTTGCAGTAAGGTTATGACGCCCTCGACGTTGCCGACCTCTAGCAGCCTGACGATCTCCTGAATGGTCGCCTGGTCGCGGATAGACTGCACAGAGTCACGGAAAGCCCGCAACACGGCGCGTTCTCGTTCGGCTTGGATCTTTTTTAGGTCGGCCATTGCGGCATCCGGTTGGGTTTATTGCTTGAGTATAGCAAAAAGTGCCCGCGTCTGCGGGTCTAGCTGTCTCGTAGCTTCTCCGTCCAGATCACCCACCTATTCGGTATTCCAAGGAGATGCGGTTGGCTCTGGCTGGCGCTGTTATTTGCCCGACCTGCGCCTGCGGTGTTAAAAAAATTATTTGACGTGAGCCCAAGTTATTCCTTTTCTAGCTCTACGAACTGTTTCGGGATCAACACCTATCAAAGAAGCTAATACTCGCTTTGATTCTTTGGAGCCCCTAATCCATATTACGAGCTGTTTGTTAAGTCTAGCATTGTGACGGGACTTACCTCTACAAGCTCTCCCCTTTAATCTTTTGTCTTTTTGGTTATCGGAGTTGGTGCCCATAAACAAATGGTCTATGTTTTTACAAGAAGGATTGTCGCATTTATGACAAATCATCAACCCTTCTGGTATTTCCCCATGATTTTCTTCCCATTCCCACCTGTGAGACCCCTGACGCTTACCACCTCTAGTCTCATAGCAGTATCCGTCTTTTTGGGGCTGGTTTTTTGACATTATGCAATCGCTCATAAAGTTCCCTTTTCTTAGTAAGTAAATTTAAGGGCAGTAGGTGGCTTTTTAGTTATTAGCGCCACCTCTGCCTGGGCTTAATCGAAAACTCAAGACTCTTTCATTTGCGCTGCCACTTTATAGCAGCTCATATACCACTTGTCGCTAAAGTTCTGAGTCTCGCGCTTCTGGAACTCTTTGGTGGTATACCGTGGCGCTTCGTAAGCCTCGATCACCATAATCTCATGGATTGGGGTGGTCGCGCCCGCCATAACTGCCTGCATCGGTACGCCTACTTGTCTGGCGTTCATCATTGCCTCTGCCAAGTCTGCGACTCCTTTACACCGGTCTGCTGTGGCTGTGGTGGACAGGGCCATGAGGATGGCTAGGGTTAGGGCTGTTAGTGCTTTCATTTTGTTATCACCTTTTCAATCAGTCGGCTTGCAAACTGGGTATCTGTTAGCGTAATGCCCGCAGCGTCTTCTGCACGCTTCTTTGCTTTGTTGAACGCCTCCACGGCTGTGGCTGGCAGGGTTACGCGCATTTGTTTTCTATTGCTTTTCATTTAACCCCTCCCAAGCCATAAGAGTTCCATCATCCATAACTTCAAATCCGCCATAGTGTGAGCTAAAGTTTTTAGGCGCGCCGATGGGCGTTTCTGTTGTTTGAACTCTTGCACGAACAGAATATCCTTTTATCTTATCAGCACCCCCTGTTCCTTTTGTTCCTGAAGCTGGAGCAACTATATATCCGCCAGAAACTACACGCTTAACAGCAACGCACCTGCCTTTTTCTGGGTCATCTCCAAAGCCTATAACAGCCCTGTCTCCAACGACGATCCGAGCTTTTTTCATCATTTTTTCTGGAATAATTATAGCCAAGCCCAGGCGAAGGGTTCCGTCTTTGTTTTTACCCGCCTTTACCTGCTTTAAAGAAAGGCACTCATAGTTTGATGAGTCATTTCTTGATCTTTTAGGCTGTACCCAATCAAAAATAATTGTCATAATGCTTACCTCAATCTGATTTAGTTTATGCGCCTCTCACAACGCCCAATCAGATCATCTATATTGCCGCCTGTTGTCAACAGTTCGCGGCATTTTTTATTATTGTTGTCGTATGTTGTCGCAATTAATAGTCACCCACAAAAAAGCCCCGCTCGTCAGCAGGGCTGTAAAAAGGTTTAAGACTTCAGAAAAACCCGCCAGGCCACAGTAGTTCCCGCTGCCGGTATAGGCTCCACCATAATCACTTGCAGCTCACGCCCGTCGATGTCGAAGCGGTCTGACTGCACAGGATCGAAGCCGAACACTGAACACGTCATCTGCAAGTCTTGCGCAGAAATGAATCCATCCTGAATATACTTCGAGGAAGCGCCCTTAACTGAGGCGTCAACCGGCGTCGATACCGGCACACCCGGCGTCGGGTCGTATGATGGGCCTGTGGGTTCGCCGTCACGTATGTGGCTTATGGTCCCTTGGGCGTACTTGTCTAACAGCTTTGTGGCTGTTGATTGTAGGCGGGTGTAGAAGGTCATGCGCGACCAACCCGAACAACCCCAAGGCTGCCGCCCACATTGCCCAGCGTTAGCATTGAGAGCCACCGATCAACACTGGGGATACTGACACGGCTGCGAGCGCCGTCCATATACTCCACCTCTATCACGTCAACCTTTTCACGCTTGGTTTGTCGATCACCTGGGCTGAGCGGGTCATTGCCAATATCAATCTGCACGCATAAGGCAAACTGAGCCTTGATAAGCTCTGCCGGGATTTCGTTTGATTTGTACTTGTAAAGATCAGCGCGCGGCCACTCTAGCGACTGGTCATCTTTTGCCTTTACGCCGATAAATCTCTGCATCTCGATGTAGTCCATAGACCTCAAGATCAGAACGTCTGTAGCGGTGCTTAGAGTTGTTCCTCGGTCAGTTGCATACGATAGCAGATCAGCCTCGCTAATATAGCTGTTGGCTCCAGCCACGCCGCTGCCGTCTTCAACTATAATTATAGCCATTTCAGCCGCTCCGTTTATTGCGCTTCTTTCGGTTCTTCTGCACCAGGTAGGTCAGAAACAGTCGGCTGTTCTTGTCCGCCAGCTTCTCGCTTTCCGGCCTTTGTACTTCTGCGCTTTGGTTCTGGTTTTGCATTCTTTAAACCCTCACGCTGGTTGCGCTTAATTTTCTGCATTGTTTCAAAGTCTACGGGTTGTCCAGATTCTAAGCCGTCTTTGTTAATCGCCATAGTCGTGATCCTCTTTACCTAATAATATCACAAAAAAAGACCAGCGGTTAAGCTGGCCTTTTTCTGTTCTACCTAGACTCTAGTTGGTTACGAGATAGGATAGCGGTACCAGCTTCCGAGCCAGAACACGACTCCACACCGCAGCCGTTGCAAGCTCTGCTTGGGTGAAGCTGATTCCAGACGGAGTGCCGGTCTGCTCAAAGCCGAACGGGTGCAGCAACCAAGTGTTACGAACCCACAAGGTCTCAATGCCGCCGCCGTCGCCTTGCTCTTCGTTGCGGTCAATCGCAACCGGAGTGATTGGCGAACCTACGCCATAGCCGAATGCGCCAGGGCCAAAGAGAACGGAAGTGTACTTGAATCCGTTGGTGCTGCCAGCCGTTACAGTCAGCCCGTCATCAACAATGACTCGCTTACCCATGTAAGTCGGGATTGTCGCCATTCCCAAGCTATCAGGGATAAAGTCGATGTCGTCATTCTTGACCATCTGAGCCATGACAGCAGAGTGAACCGCAATCGTGGTGAACATTTCAGCCGAGTCGCCTGCCGTGTACAGTGCCTCGGTGAAGGCGTCACGGTTAAACCGGGTTGCAGCGTCCTGATCACCTGTAGCCTCAGCAGCTACATCAATAACCATGTCGCTAGAGTCGTTCGCTACGTTATCGGCCAATACGCCGTTGGTGGCTGCAATTAAACGACGCTGCCATTGGCGTGCAAAGTAGCGATCTGTGCGAGCACGGACGGCTTCCATTGCAGTGCCACCCATTGCCAGCTCTGAAGCCAAGTCGGCAGCCTGCCAGCCTTGGTTTACAAACGCCTTGCGTGCTGTCTGCTCACCTTGGGTCACTTTCTGCGGTGTCGCAGAGCTGGCCGGATCATCTGAGCTGTAGTTAACCTCGGCTGAGCCGTCGAGGTCATTCCAATAAGGAAGCTCAATGCTCTTACCTGGCGCGTTTGCCAGCTCGTCCAGCAAGCCGTTACGGGTGATAATGCCGGACTCAAAGAACCGGGTTTTCTCGGGGCCTTCGATCTGCGGAAGGTCTCGAAAGATTGTGACATCAATGATGTCTGAGAGTTTGGTAGTAGGCATCGGGTGTTACCTTTATGTGCCGTAGTGTTGGGTGCGCAGTCGGTCATATTCGGAAGCATCGGCTTCTTTAATGGCCTTCAGCTCTGCGCCAGAGTATTCATTAAACTTCTTGCCTGAAGGATCACCCGACCCTTTGCCACCGGCAGCACCTCCGCCAGAAGCTTTCGAGCCTGCCAGGTAGTTGGCGTATCGTGCGCCTTCTTTAACCTTGGCTTCCAGCTCATCAAGAGAGTTAACGCCATCACCTGTGACTTTAACCTTTCCTGATTCGTTATCGTAATCAAATTCAAAGCGCACCTTCAACAAGTCGCGCAAGTCTTCGTTGTACTCACCGCCAGCGCCTAGATTTGTAACAACGCTGTTCAGTGCGTTATTGATCTTCTCTTTTTTGGTCTGGCCCATGAGCTTATTATAACGCTCGGTCTGTTCCGCTGCTCGCTCGTCAATCAGCCGGGTTAGCTTTTCAACATCGCCGTCGGCCTTGGCTTGTGCCTCTTCGGCCTGGCGGGCCTTCTCGGTGGCCTCACGCTGCTTTTCCTGTAGCTCTTCTTTCTCAGACTTCAAGTTTTGGTTTGTCGTCTTCAATCCCTTCACTTCGTCGGCAATACGCGCCTCTACTTCGGATTCGGTATAGACGGTAATCGTTTTGCCTTCATGTTCAATTTGCATTGTAAACACCTGTTACATGCTCGACTAACGCGCCTGCGTAGTCTGGTTATAAGATTGTATCACACATCCAAGGTATCACTAACGACCCTATCCGCCGCCTCCAAGTCTAGCTCGTCGTCTGTCCGGTCATTATCAATCACGCCAAAGCGCCTCATGTTAGCCCTCAAGTCTTTTTGTGCCATGTCGCCACGGGCAACAAGCTGCATTTGAGCCATAATCATTTGTGCGTCAATCTGACCCTCAAAGAACTCAGTATTCAATTCAAACTCAATATCTTGAGCCGCGCCCATAAACTCAGAGCACCAGCCAATGACCTTCAAGTAGGCTGCGCTTGTATTGCCTGCCAGAGTCGTCAGCATAGAGTTTTCGCCGCTGTGCCTTATGCGTGCCGCCTCTGCGGTCTCGTTGCCGCCGCCTTCTTGAATTATTCGAGCGCCAATGGCCACCATCTGATCTTGCTTATCAAGCATGGCCTGTTGCGGCATCTGGTTGGGGCTTGCTTGCATCAACGCACCCGCGCCGCCTTCGGGCAAAAGCCATGCCGCCCGGCTACCGATCAGATACGGGCCGGGGTTGTCTTCTACCCACGACTGAGTAAGCCCGCTAATGATCGGCGTAGGCTGCCCCAACATGAAACACGACTCTTCGTAGTCGGCACTGTTCCGATAGTGGCCGATGTTGACCTTGGCAATATCGTAAAGCGGGGCGCTGTCTATGGTTTCGTCGTTATCTTCTGCGCCTACCCATGCAAACGGTAGTTCCTTGAATGTGCCGCCGTCGCTTTTTCTAGGCACGGCCTGCCACATTCTAACGCCGCCCTCGTCATAATATTCCTGCACGTAATCGCCGTCGATCAATCGCAGCACTCGATAGCGCGGCTGAAGATCGTAATTGAACGGGCTTGATTCAACCTCTTCATCTTCACGCAACACGACAAGATCAACCACACCGGCCTGGTTAACGTGCCAGTTAATGATCTGCTCTGCATTGTAGTGAATGATGTAGGCTTTGTTTTTCTGGCTATCAGCAAGCGTCAAGGCTTCCTCGACCTGTGGATAGTCCGCTAACAATCCACACCGGCCCGCCTCCATGACATCGCCGACGGTCATCTTTACCAGGTTAGCAAGCGACATGCCGTTTCTGGTTGCGTCTTCCAGCATATAGGCCAGCGGGCCGGGCAGATCAATCTGTGGTGGCTTGCGGAATATTGCGCCGATCAATCCGCGCTTGGTGCGGCTGGT